TGTAATGTAGTTAAAGACTCTATTATTTGTCTTTGATTTTCTACATCGTATTCTTGTTTTGGTTCAGGTATGTAGTTTGTTATTTTGGCCATTATTCTTCTCCATACTCCATATCACCAGCCATGGCTCCAGGTGATGAACTATAATCTCTACCACCGCTTGCAGCAGCTGATGCTGCAGCTTCTCTGCTACCATATCCTCCATAACCTGTTTTAGAAGATTGTCTTATACTATCAATCATACCTCCAGAAGTATTAGGATCTAAACCAAATTCTTCAAAACGTTCTCTTAAACGTTTTTTACTAAAACTTTTATCAGCCGCTGCTCTTCTTAACATGTTTGATAAACTTTTTGCATTTCTTCTATACGCTATCATAGGTTCTGAGTAATATCCACCCAACGCATTCATTCTATTTAATTGTTCTGGTGTGTATCCACCAACACCTATAGTTGCAGGTCTATACATTGGAGAGTCTTTAAAGTTTAACATAGATCCTAAAGCATTAAGACCTTTCACTGCAAGACCAGATGGTGAAAATTTTTGTAGGAAGTCAAATAATTTAGCGATACCTGTTTTTTCTTCAGGTCTCGAAAAATCTTCCTTATCAGTAAATCCTTGAATATTATCTACACTTGTTCCAAAAGGAACTGATGATACATTTTGCGCTGCTGATGATGCAGTGATGCCTGTTGGAAAATTTGTAGGAAATATACTTTGAATAGATCTAGGATCAAATGATGTTTGATTAGGTATAGTGGTAGCAGTATTAAACTGATCAAAAAGCCTGCTTCCTACATTAAAAGGTAAACTACTACTTGTATCTACAGGTACGGTTGAAATTGTGCCATTAGGGTTTAGTACGATTTCAAACCCAGGTGTATTGGATACTTTACTCGCTACATCACCAGCAAGTTTTAATCCTATGTCCGGTTCTGCTGCACCAGCTTGACCTATACCAAAAAAATCACTTATTTTTTGTATTATATTTGATTTGTCTTCTTTATCTGCTTCAGCTTTATTTACAATATCTTCTGCTTGTTGTCTAATTTGAGGGTCATCACTGTTTAACATTGTATTCAACATTGCATCTGAAATACCACCTATTTTATAATCTGTAATTGCCATTATCTTCTTCCGTCCGGTTGTGCGTCTAATCTTAGTGTGCCATATCTCCAGGTTTCACCTGTACCATCGTTTTCTATCTTGACAGATACAAGTCTTCCTCTGGCTCGAGTATCCACCTTATCAGTTGTTGACGTAACTGTAAAGGGTCCAAGTGGTGAGCTGACAGCCACATCATCTGGATATGCACTAACCAATAAAGTTACTTTAGCATTACCAGTTTGATATTTAAAATCAGGTATAAATCGTCTAACAGCCATAAAAAATTCACCATCTCCTCTGTAATCTGCTACACCTGTTGCTTGACCTAATGCACTACGTCTTGATGTTATGTCCCAATCTCCAGATCGTATAAAGGCAGGGATAGCTGTGGTTGCTGTGCTGTTAACTTGATCTGTTCCTTGTTCGTGTTCGTAATAAATACTAGCACCATATTTATTTGTAATTCCTAATATATCAGGAAAGACTGGTGTTAACGTATCATCATAATCTGTTGCATATGGATTATCAAATACACTTTGATCTTGATAGGTGGTTCTATCAAGAGACGATGTTGTCCAACAGTTTTCAGAGTAATTATAAGTTACACATCTATCGATTTGCTCAGATCCTGATTTAGGATAAAACCAATTTACTTCTGTATATAAATTATTTGCACCTGCAAAAATAACATCTCTTGAATTAAAGTTTAATCCAAGATTATCTCCGTCTGTGCTAAATACAAAATCTTCTACAAGCGATGGTAATGATTTTACTGTTCCGTCAAATACAAAAAATCCACCTTGCGATCCCATCCAAAACACCGCTCCATTTACGAATGTGGCTGCGTGTTGACCAATACATCCACAGTTTGTGCCAACCTGTCTAACACTAAATGTAAACGGTGGTCCAACAAATTGAATAACATATGCAGCAAGATCAGTTATAACAAAGACATAATCTTTACCTTGAAGTGCTGCTCTTATTTCGTTTCCTGTGTCTAATCTAAACGTACCGGCAGTGTTGGTGGCCGTTGGTGTGTATGTATTTAAATCTTCTTGATTAGAAAATCTTACAAACATCGGATCTTGTGTTGTCGTATCACCAATTGTTGTTTCAGTTCCAAAATGAAATAAGTGTCTGTCTCGATCGGAGACTAATGTAAATCTGCTGGCTGTAGGATTGTTACCGGTTGCAAAACCAGATGTAGTTAACGATGCTCGTTGAGCTCTTGGATTTGATGCACCTGCATTCCATGTAAATGTTTTACCATTAAATATAGTTGCAACTAATACTTGACCAAAGTTATCAAGACTCCAGTTCCCTGGATCTAGGGTCACGTCACTAGTAGCTCTTGCTGTTCCCCAAGTCGATGCTCCCCACGTAGATGTACTCCAACCAAACCCTGTCGTTTGTGTTGTTGGTCCGACTTCAACATATGGATTAACAGTTACAGATCCTGCTGCAGTCATACCAGTTCCTCCTTCAGCACGTGAAGCTTGTACTGTAAATTTATCTATATCAGGTACAGTTAATATTTCATATGGTTGCTCTAATTCACCTGATGTAAAATCAGATGCACCTGTAACTGAAACAGATGAAAGAGTTACATATCTTCCAACTTCTAAACCATGTGAACCTTTATTAATAGTTACTGTTCTAGATCCATTTACAGTTGTTAATGTACCTCCTGTAATTGCTGTATCTAAAGGTGTGATATCGTAAAAATCATTACCATAGTATAGAAATAAACCTTGAGACGTTCCTATTGCAGTATATTTTTCACCTGCAAAACTTGAGAATGCAACTTGTGCTCTTGCGGCTCCAGGTAATGTTTTATTAGCTGCTGTTAGTTGTAACCAACCACCTATCTTTTCAGGTAATCCATATCTAAATCTAACAAAATCACCATCAGTCCATTGACCTTCTGCCCCTGATTCTGTGTCTTGTTTATTAAAGCCTGGCTTGAATTTTAATTTTTGTAGCATATAATATCTTATATTACACTTATCTAAAATATGAAAGACAGATTATAATGGAAAAAACAGTAAATATCACTAACTTTATTGGCGTGTATGATAACTATATTATTGACGAAGAATGTAATAAAGCAATAAAATTATATGAAGATCAAGATAAATTTAGAAAAACAATAAACAGAATTCAATCTGAAAAGTCCTCTATATTACAAAAACAAGATCAACAGTATTTCGCAACAGGTAACAATATAGACGTGTGGTGGGAAACTTTAAAAACCATGATGATAAATTTTGATTTGGCTTGGAATCACTATGTTAAAAATATTGGAGCTGATGATGCTTACGGTGTTCCTTTTCATTTTACAGATTTAAAAATACAAAAAACTTTACCTACTGAGGGATATCATATTTGGCACGTTGAACATGGAAAAGGAACTGAAAATGAAAGGAGAGCTTTTGTTTTCACAATATATTTAAATGACGTAGAAGAAGGTGGAGAAACAGAATTTTTACATTTTTCAAAGAGAATAAAACCTAAAAAAGGTAGAATAGTTATTTGGCCTGCTGGATTTCCTTATGTTCATAGAGGTAATCCTCCTTTGTCAGGAGAAAAATACATACTTACTTCTTGGATGTTATTACGATGAGTATGATGTAGGTCTTGCACCTAATCTAGCAATTTTATCTGATTCAGATTCTCCTTCAACATTATCAGAATCCCAATTAGATTGTAATGCTGCTAAATGAGCTGAGTCCCATCTAGTAATAAAATCTTGAAAATCACCTAGGTTTGCGTCTTCCCAAGAAGAGTGAGGAGTAGTGTCTCTATATTCTACAGTGTCACTTGGATTACTTGTTCCATATTGAATAGCCCAAATATTATTCCATTTAGCTAATCCCCAAAAATCATTGTCATCAATAGTATACGCATTACCAGCACCATCACCACTTTGTTTAATAACAAGTTTGTCTTCAAATATTACTGTCCATGTTGCGTTAGTTGCCATAATTTCTCCTACGTCTTAATAATATAAATAATTGTTAAATAAGGTTGTACAACAGATGTTGCATCTCCAGTAAATGTTGCACTCATATTGTGTTGGTGTCCAGTACCAGAACCTGTGTTACCTGTGCTTGGATTAGAACTAAGAGCACTTGCTTCAGGTGCTACTGATACAGCTTGACCTCCACCACCACCACCTGTGTGAGAGTGTGATGCAAGTTGAGCTGTTGATAAAGTTGCATTCGCTGTTGAACCTCCAACGTTTCCAGTTGAAGCCACTGTGTTTGCTCCACCAGTTGAAGCTAAAGCTTTAGTTCCAGATTTTCCAACTGCTACATTATCCTGCAAGTCTGGTACGTTGAAAGTTGTTGCACCATCTCCAGCTCCATAAGTTGTACCTACGATCGCAAATAATGCAGAGTAAGTTGATCTTGAAACTGCTGCTCCATTACACTCTAAGAAACCTGAAGGGATAGAAGAATCTGACCACGGCACAATAGTTGCTGTAGGAATTCCTTCGATACCAGTAAGATTTGCTCCGTCGAAATCGTATTTTGTAGCTTCGTAGTTTGACATGTTCTATTTCTCCCTGTAGCTCCAGCCTGTTGTTGCGTCTCCAGAATAAACTAAACTGAAACCAGCACCTTGTGTATTAACAACTAGATCAGATGCTGCATTAGCTATATTAGAGCCATTTCTTCCA